CGATAGCCGCGAAATTACTCACTCTTACCTTATATGCTTTGCCGTAGTAACCATCAATTTCAGCTAAGTCTTTTGGTATAAAACTCTCACCAGCTACTAGAGATGATGTATTTTGCGTTGGATTAAAATCAGATAATTTCATTAGATAGCCTTCCAGCCTGATGCTGTGTAAATAAATGTTACTGACAATCCTGCGACATTAAGATCAAAGTCTTCAGCTTGTCCTGCGCCATATTGATCTACAAAATTTGATCCGTTTCGCCCAAGTGTAACGGCATTTGTAGCCCATGTTCCGAATGTGTCTGATACTGCCACAATATCCCCAGATAGTGGAGATGGTGGCATTGAAGCCGTAAATGAAGCCAAAGAAGAATCAAGGTAATATGTCATTCCTGCTGTCATCGTTCCGTTGGAACGAAGATAATTTAAACCGCTCGATCCATTTGTTCCGGGAGATCCAGCAAGACTTAAAGACCAGTCATTATTGCTTCCTGAACCAGTAAACCCGGTATCTGACGTAAACACCAGAACTCCTGTCACAGAGTCATAGCTTGTTACAATTCCCCTCATGTATTTGAGGGGATCGCTGGTTTTTGCTGCAATAATATTTGTTCCTATGGAGATTGTTTTTCCTGTCTGTATTGTTAATGTCTTGCTGCCGCTGCCAAATGTCTCACTTGTAGTACTGGTTGCTGTAAATAATGACGATGATGCTCTGTCCACGTATTCTGTGGATGCTGCTTTTGCACTATTATCTGAAGCTGCTTGTGTTGGCACAGATATTGTGGCAGCAGTATAATCATGAGTGCCAGTGTATGTGTCTCCAGCTCTTGCCGATCTATCGCAGCCACCAATTAAATAAAATTGCGATCCATCATAAATAGCCTCATATGTTTTCCCCGCCAGCAAATCTCCAGATGACAAATCATGACCATTGACTGTTTTTATTGACTTTGCGCCAAGAGTAGATATATTGAGAGTTGATGCGCCAGTATTAGATGCGACTGGTGAAAATATAACAAATAATTTTGCGTAATAAGCTGATAGGGCATTTGTTGGAGTAACAGTATATGCATTAGCTGCGCCCCCATCAGTACCATAAAGCCCATCTGATTTAGAATTTATTGCCGCTGCTATTGAAATAAACTCATTTCTAATTGCCGCAGAAATTCCTCGACTAGCGTTTGCTGGTTTACCAGAAGGAGTATAATTGCTCACCTATTTAACCTTCCTTGCGTGTAATGTAAAAAGCATGTGTGTATAGTAAACGGCTCATCCATATCCGATTCATTGGTTACAATAATTGCGACATTTTCGCCTGATCCAACTGTATTCAATGTAATCTGTTGAGCATATGCAGAATCCCATACAAAGTTTTCCCATGTGAAGCTCTCCCAAAAGCCACCGGCTCCGTAAATTGTTCTGCTATCAGAGTCTCCAAATGATGTATCATAATCGCCATACGATAGATCATATCCAACGCCAATATGTGCAGTACTACCAGCTCTAAACTGCAACACCGATCTTCTGTATCTTTTTCTTAGCCTTGGGGATTTTGAGTTATTAAACGTCATCATTATTGTTGCCGTAATAACTTCTCCATCAAAACTTGTGCCTACATTAAGTTCGTACACGTAACCATTAGTTGCTGCTCCGAATATGCGCTCAACTCCGCTTACATCAACAACGGAATCAATCGTATTGAATACAACATCACCATAATCGAAAGGCATCGCAGCGCCAACGGCGGTTGTTCCTTGTGGGTCTGGAATGATTTGACAAATTAACCCAGTGCCATCACTAAAGAATACTCGATACTGGTTTGATGACCTAGTTACACAGCTAGATATTTCCAATCCCAGTTTGCTATCAACATATGGCTGCACAACGTTTGTTAGAATATTTGTTTGGAAACCGCCGTATGCCCTAGAAGTAACCATCTGAGTCACGCCACGAGCATCAAGGAAGTGAGCAAATCCTATGTTCTGCATTGTGTAGGCACGACCACCATTATTAGGAGCATACACAACCAAATTAAAATCTGATGTACTGTTCCCGTATAACACATAAATCTTTGTCTTAGTGGTAACCACCATAGCACCGCTATTCACGTCACCAGTCTGAGGTTTAATTCCTGTGATAACCTCTCCAACTGCTATATCACCGGCTCCAGTTATTGCAGTCCAGGTATAAGGCGCGCCAATAGAAGACACAAACAGATCGGTATTAACAGCAACAATTAGTTGATTCTTAAATCCTCGTATGAATAATGGAGTATCTACTGATGCTCCTGTTCTTATTGGAACCCATCTAGTTCCATCAAATTCACCAGCAAGATTTACCCCATCAGCGCAATAGAGTCGTTCTGTGCTTGCGCTTCCCGAGAAATTGTAAATATCAAAGTCAAATTTCCCGCCTGGCAACAAAGTGATTGCAGTGTCAGCACCATTAGCAACTACTTTTGTTACACCTCCAACCTGGATATTCTCGCCATTCTGGAAAGTTCCAGTTACGGTATCGAATACTAAAGTTCCAACACCTGATGCCGTCCACGTCCCAGTTCTAAGTAATGCTCTTTTAACGACAGCACTTGCACCAGAAGTGGCTCCTGTTACAGTCTGACCTTCAGATACTTGTCCAACAGCGCCAGTAAACTGCAATTCTCTGCCGAATGTAATAGCAGTCCATCCAGATGGCGTAGCACGGTACATAACGCATGCTGTGCCGCCAGCATTATCTCTCCATGCATATACATTGCCTTGATAATATTTAACGCCCCTAACGTACCCTGATCCTGGAACTGCGCTTATATCAAGTCTATAATCATTGGCGGTTATGCTTTTGTATGATGCGTGTAATGCGTTTGTGCTGGCGGAGTTAATATTGACAGCAGATACGGTGCCGCGAGCAGTTCCGCCTATATTAAAAGTTTCCGCAACAAACGTACCAGTAACTTTATTAAGCAATAAGTGTGCAGCGTCGATAATCGTTATCACTTTTGCTGTAGCGCCAGACGTTACACCTGTTATCGTATCTGTTACGGCAACCAAGCCGGTAACAACAACATCGGCAATCCAGTAATCGCCATCGTGCGGGCTGGTGTGTCCGTCATAACGCTCAAAGCCCGGGAGTCTCCTGTACCCACCGTTAATATCAGGCTCAAAATTATTGCTTGAGATAAGCCGCCCAGGGGGAACAAGAACAGGTGTCGTGACTAAATCTAAACCACCGAACAGAGGTATTATGTCTGTCTTGATCTGACTAAATGGATTAGATGCCATCTCTATTGGTTGTGAGCAATTGCAGTTGATCGTTTTCTAACTGAACTAACATTTTCTTGAATTGCGCTTGTCCTCTAACCATAACTTCAGGAGCGCTTTCCCACATTGCGTAATATTGCATTGCTAAGTACACAATAAGCATGTGAAATCTATCTGGCATATTCGGAGAATCAGTATCGCTAGATAGCGTTGTTACATTCTTGTAATACGTGGCCCGTATCGTGTAAGACGTATCTTCTGGTATCAAAGAAACCAATAATGAATTAGTTGGAGATACCGTAATGATGTTTGGATAACCTTGCGCCGTCCTAGTGGTGCCGATACGATATGCATCTATAAATCTATCGTATGGCATGAAGGTCATATAGTTTTCCGCTGTGACAGAAGTTTTATACACACGGAATCTTGTAATGTCCCAACTTGCAAAAGACGTTAGCGAGATTGGCGCAGCATCATAAGCATATTCACCAGTGGCAGCGACGGTAGAAAAAATAACTTCACCTCTCATCCAGTTCCAATTGGTGTGCCAGCGCTGTATATCTTCCCATGCCTGATTGCACCATGTGACTAACCTTAACCATTCGCCTGTAGCGCTAGTAACTGTAGAGTCACTACCTGAAGCTCCAACCTCAAGCCGCAGCCGTTGCGCAAGTTGAAGTAAATTCATTAAGCGTAGAAATAGCGTTGTTGAGTAGCGAACCAGTTTCTACCTTCTGGCGTATCTTCCAGAACACTTACCGAATATGCTGGTTGTTGTCGTCTCAATACGCGAGTCTGAGTCAATCCTGTAGCTGTATCTGTATATTGCTCTGTTGCCATTTCATGGGTCATAGTGAACAAGGTATTCAAAAACTTGCGAGCGCATTTAATAGGAACTCCGCGAGTAACAACAACATTATCGCCATTAACGCCAAGCGTAATTACAGGAGGCTCTTCTTTCGGCCCAGGATGAACAGTAAATACTACCTTCTCTTCCATAAATGCCAAGTCTCTAGCGTATTTCGCCACATTAGCTGACTGCATAGATTCATTGGTAACAACAGCAATAGTTTCATGTATATCTTCTTTTGAAAGATCGGAGTGCAGATCAACATTCAAATTAAATGGTTCTGCAACATCACTTGTATTAATCATTGCCCGTCTTGCCATGTTCTCTCCTATTCATTAATAAAAGGAGCGCCGATTAGACGCTCCGTACTTCTTTATGATATTTGCGGACGCGCTGGCAATGTTGAAACATCTTGCCGCGCATAAGTCACGCCAGCAACTCCAGACTGATTGCTAGTTGCTGGAGTCCAGCCATTAGTTGCAGTAGAGCCGCATTTAACGACTAGATAACCTAATGGGCACATCGTATCCGGTATAGCTGGGAAGTCAGGGCCGTAGATGAATGCGCCAGACGCATCAAGCGGAGTAGTCTTGCCTTGAACTGCCAGCAAGTTAGTTCCGCCCGAATCAGTTCCATACACGACAACGCCGCCATAGTTTGCAGGTATATTTACAAACGCAGCGCCAGAATTGGAATCAGTAGTAGGATGAGCCTTATTAGTCCAGGCCGCACTTTGAACATATATCTTCCCACCGATGCTATAAGTTGCCGCAGTAGTGGTTGTAACGGTTGTGGTCGTGCCAGCAGCTAAATTTACCTTAGTAAAACACCGCGTAGCGCCACGATCTATTGCTTCTTGAGAACTCATAATTAATACTCCTAAAGGTTTGCAATAGCGCTAGTACTGAAAGCGCTTAAAGGATTGAGATAAACAGCCCCAGGCTGAACAGTTCCATCATCAAGCGCTGTTGTCCCACCAACAAAACCGCCAGTGCCAGTTGGATTAACAAGCAGAATGCCGAATATCGGCTCATCAGCAGGTAGAGTTGGCCAAGTAATTGCAGCCAATGTTGCCCCTTCTGTGCCAGCTCGGTTAGTGATTGTGCCTGAGCTATTGATGGTAAATACCGTAACATTGAACTTTGCATTACTACAGTTGCT